TTCCATGCTGAAGGCAAACACAATCGGAGACTGGCCTCCCGTAATCTCCAATTGCCCGGATGGATGGGTAATGGACTCTGATGGGAAAACTTGTAAAAATGCGAACGGGGGCGCAATTGCATCGTCGTGCGGTAGCAGCGTCGATTTCTCGGCCCCGGCATATTTAGGCCAGTCGGGACTGTGTGAAAAATACAAATGGGCGCATTCGTGTGGCGTGAATTGGGATGGGATATCAAACAACTCAAATGCGTGCACGGTTGCATTAAAATAATAAAATAGTTTAAGTAAGTATATATAATAGTTTAATAGTTTAATCGCGATGAATATATTTATCGTTCGCAAATATTTAACAACGTTTGCGGTATTGCTGTATTTGGTTACGTTTTTTTCGATTCAGCAACTGAAACCCGGATTTTTGTACAACTCGGACGGCAGTTTAAGGGAGTTTGGAATCGGGTACAAGCGCAAAACCGTGATTCCAATTTGGCTGCTATCCATTGTGCTTGCAATTGTGTGCTATTTAACGGTTCTCTACCTCGTAACTCCGTCGCCAAAATACCTCTTTTAGTGAAAAATAAAGCGAAGCGAAAATTATAAAAATAAAAAAATAACAATCGACGTTTTAAATGCCCGAATCCAAATGTGCATTATATTTAGAAATTATATAATATTTGTATTTTATATAATAAATTACACCACTACAAAATAAAAATGTTGAATCAAGCGATGAGCGGCGGTTGGCGCCGCAGGCATCTCAAGGTGTGCAGGGTTGGATCACGCAGGTGCTATAACGACAACTGCGTTCGAAAATCGTCTCGTACGTACAAGACAACCACGGGTCGTAAGTGTCGCGTTGGGTCTCACAAGTGCCGCGACAACCGGTGCCACAAAATGAAAATGCATTATTCTAGACGAATTCAATCGATGCGCGGATAATCGACGCGGTTCAGTTATTCCGCCTTGAACGACGAGGGAAGCTCGTTGATGGTGGTACTATAAAATATTTCCAGGTCGCGCAACTGCTTCATGTCACGGCGCGTGATGAAACTGATACCCGTCCCCTTGCGCCCCCAACGTCCGGACCGCCCGATTCGGTGCAGGTACGTGTGCACGCTCTTGGGCAAGTCAAAGTTGATAACGGTGCTCACTTGCTGAATGTCGATTCCGCGAGCGGTCACGTCAGATGAAATGAGCACTCGGTATTTACCGGCCTTGAAATTGGTGTACGCTTCGTCGCGCTTATCTTTTTCCATTCCGCTGTGGATGCAGCACGCGGGGTACCCCTTTAAAATCATCGCATCGGTTAAATCCGCCACGCGTTTCACGTTGTTGCAATAAATAATGGACTGCGACATGGAAATCGTCTTAAACAAGTCCTGCAGCGTTGCAAATTTGCCGTCGTCGTCGTCCAGCGCGACGTAATATTGACATATGCCTTCCAGCGTGAGTTGCTCGGCGTGCACTAAAATCTTCACGGGGTCGCGCATAAATTTCTCGGACAGCGCGTGCAACTCCTGCGGCATCGTCGCGCTGAACAAGCACACCTGAACGTCCTTGTTCAAGAACTGCATTATGTTGTAGATTTGGTCCTTGAACCCGTACGAAAGCATTTCATCGGCTTCGTCCAGAATGAACAAGCGGATCGTGCGTGTGTTTATGTACCGGCGACGAATCATGTCGTGCACCCGGCCCGGACACCCCACGATAATCTGCGGCGGGGTTTGTTTAAGAATGCGCGCGTCATCGTCAGTCGACGTTCCGCCGACGAGCAGCTGCACAACCAGTCCCGGCATCTGGCTGCCCAAATTCGTCAGCACCTCGTACGTTTGTTTCGCAAGCTCGCGCGTGGGCGCCATGATAAGCGCCTGCACTTCGCGTTTTGCGGAATTCACAATTTGCAGGGTGCCGACTCCGAATGCCCCGGTTTTACCGGTTCCCGACTGCGCCTGCGCGATCACGTCGCGACCGCCCATCATTGGCAGAATTGCGCGCTGCTGTATGTGGCTCGGTTTTTCAAAATTATAGGCGTAAATTCCGCGAAGCAGTTGAGAATTCAATTCTTCGACGTCCTCCCACGCGACGAATTCGTATTTCGAATCTTTCGAATCTTTCGTCGTGTCTCCAATCACGGTCTCCCCCGTGTCGACATCGGATTGCGCGGATGTTGTCATACTTGTCATACTATTATTAATTAAATATAGCTGTGCTACATTTAATCAGCGCATTTTGTTTAAATCGTTTAGTTAGATTATTTATAAATGTATATCGAACTACCGAGCATACATCAGCCCGCAGTTCCCGGACGCAAACGTCAGCACGTTGTAGCGCTCCTCCAGGACCGTAAAGTCAAACGTGTAATTGTATATGCGCCAGTTTGTTTTGTTCACGCCAATTGGGAGCCCGGTGGTTGGATCGCAAATGGTGTTGAACGACGCGTTCGGGTCCAACGTGGGATAAATCGTGGATATTTCGAGCTCGATCTGCGTGAACTTGCTCATATTGATGGCGCCCGACGGTTGCAAGTCCTGCGGGTCCGTGTTGATGCAGAAATTGTAGCAGTACAGTCCCGGCGGAGGGTTGCCGTTGGTCCGCACGTACTTTTCAACGTAGTTGTAAATACCCGAATCCATAATATTTTCGCGGTACTTTCCGTTCAGCATTATACCCATCGTGTTCAAAATGTCGCGCTGATTCTGAGACTCGAACGGGCCGGTAATGTGCAACCCGGTACGGCGGTTCGATTTTTGCTCGACTTGGTTTTGCGCGTTCATTAAATGCGGGTTTCGCCCCGGACCCAAATAAATGGTGTCCTGCGCCGATAGGGGCATCGGCCACCCTTCCGTCGAACGCGCATCTTCGAACGTGTCCTGGCCGGGCATAATGTCGTACGGCAGGTACTCGTACGGCCAGTTCGAGTAGTTGCTCCACTCGTTGCGCATCGACACGTCGCTGCGCTGGAAAAAAAACATCCAGTTGGCAACCATTCCGAGCGAATTTTCCAGCTTGACGCGCGAGTTTCCGGTCACGTTTTTGTACTCCCACTCGTAGACTGCTTTTATCAAATACTTTTGCTCGTTGGCGGCGAATGCGGCCGTCTCTTCCGCGGACAGAAACCCGTAGGTGGCAATGAGATGAACGTCCGCATTCCAGTCGGTGCGCTTGTCGCCGTACGAATCTGTGGCGAGTTCCACATCGGGCGGTGTTTGCAGAAACCGGTAAAACTGGTGCTCGGGAAGAATGTAGTTGGACTGCACGTACGGCCACCCGTTCGCGCTGTCGGTCACGTCGCGAATGGTGTACAGCTCACGCACCGGACGAATCGTTACGTCGATTTGCAACGTGTTGTACTGCAAGCACACCAGAGGAAACGCCATCTGGCTGCTCATCGTGAACCACGCGTTGATGGGAATATAAAGCTTGCGCCCGCGAATGGACGGTTCCGCGCCGCGTTGGTCCGGCGTGTAATACGCGTTGGGATACTGATTCACACGCGCGCCGCAGCAGCCCGGATTGTTCAGCTCGGGCACGTTGCCCGTCATTTCATCGTAGAGCTGGTGCTTCGCCGCGGGGTAGTCGCGCTGAATCATTGCCAGCAAGTACTTGCCCGAGAATTTCTGCAGAATCTGCCCGCCCACGGAAATGGTTATGTCTTTGATCATGTGCGTGCCCAGGTTCTTTATCCATTTGAACTCGTACGGCACCCATTTATCGGCGGACGTGGCCGGTGGCATAATGGGGCTCCAAATTGTGGGCAGCGTGATACACACGTACGTGTCCATGAGCAGTTCCGCGTACCGCGGCACGTAGAACGTGAATTTCGACTCTTCAGTCATTCGGAGTTTGCGCTGACCGTCGAAATCGATGCGAAATTTCTGAAGTCCGAAATTCGTGTACTTCTTAAATGTGGTTTTAAAAAATGATTTTTTGGGATTCCCGTTCAAGATTGTATTTTGGTTTCCATATGAAACGAGATTTAGTAATCCGCCTGGCATTTTCGAGGTTCTGGGTTCCGTGATCCGGACGCTGAGTCGTTAATGTTGTCGTTACTATTCGTTAAGATTATTTAATTATTTATTTCTATATTCGTTTATTCATTTATTAATGTGCATATTATTGAATAAAATAAAAATAAAATATTAAAACAGTATAGCCATTATAAATATTATTATTATTAAATATATAAATAACGAAAACCGCAATGAGTGTTGCTGATTCTGATGCCACAGGAAGTAAGTTAACAGAGATTTCGGACAAGGCGATAATTATGTGGGGAAGGGTGAAAAACATGAGTTTAACTCCGATATCGGCCCATTTAATTGGCGCGGCGTTGTTTGTGTCCCTTATTATCGCGTCTGCAGTTCTTTTAGTTGTCAAAACCAGGCTAAAAGATACCAACGATGACAATATGAAGGAAATATATAAAGATAACACCCCCGTCAACAGAAAACTTATGTCCATAAACAACTACGATGAACAGTTTTCTTATTTACTGCGGGACTATCACATCAAAACCGCCTACAATTGCTGCTGTTCCGGAAACTTTACGAACGACTGGGTCTCTACAAACGCGCTTACAACCGTTATATCGCAGGGCGCGCGCTGCCTCGATTTTGAAATTTATTCACTGGATGGCATACCCGTTATATCATCATCGTCGCAGTCGGAATATACGATGAAAGAGACGCTTAATTACGTCTCGCTGTCCGAAGCGTTCGACATTATAATCGTTCACGCGTTTGCATCAGATAAGTGTCCGAACAAGGATGACCCCCTCTTACTGTGTTTGCGCGTCAAGAGCAATAACATTGTGGTATTTAACGAGATTGCCAAACTGCTGGAGAAGAAACTTGCGTCTCGATTGCTAGATTCGCGATACGGGTACGCGTACAACGGCGACAACTTGGGCAGGGTTCCACTTTCGAATTTTATGGGTAAAATCATAATCATTATTGACGAAACACCGGGAACAAACATAACAGTGAA